CCAGAAGATCAATACTTTAGGACGGATCCTAGTTCTATCTTCCATGTAGTTAGCACCCCAAACTTTGTCAGAGCCATCAGTATTTTTCCAACCAATGAATTTGTAATCAATCATTCTTTGACTTCCTCTTCTACTTCCTCTACTGGTTGATCGGGGATGTTTTCTGTATCGCCATCACTAGCAAAAGTAAATCCCAAACCTAACATCGTTTCAGTCTCTGCTGGTGTACAGTTGCCACGAAAGATAAAAATTCTACGGGTTAGGTTGTCCTTGGAGTAATAGATCCTGTAGGACACCCGGGGCAGATTTAATTTTTCTGAAAGTAGAGCCAACGATATTTCATCACCCCAATCTTCGGTGATAGATTCACGCTGTTGTTCATACATAAAATCGTTCATTCTTTGACTCCAAATTGTCGTGCGATTCTATATGCCACAATGCCTACCGCATTTGATTCTTTAACAAGATTGGAATTTACCAATTGATCATCCCAGTTTTTAGCAACATCTATACAGTCTCGCACAATCAACTCGGCGAACTTTTCTTTGTCAAACACTTCAAAGGTAAGTGGATTGTAAGGTGTAGGGCCTTGAATAGAGGTAGCCTGCTCAATAAGTTGTTGAATTCGTTCGTTCATTCTTGTACCCATTTTGGTTTTGCTTTGCCGCTAGCAAAGTGATTGATCCAATCCTTAACTAACTTGATATCAGCCTCAGGATGTCCTTCTGCCTTCATCTTTGCCTCTACTTCGGCAAAACGAATATTATGATACAATTTTGCCTGCTTACGAATAAGCATAGCATATTTGTATGCGTCATTGATAGTCATTACTTAACTCCGAAAGTGTTCAATGCTGGTTGCAATGTGTTAATCAACTCTGTCTCACGCTCATGTGCAGGACGCTTACCACGCACAATCTCAATCACACCGAATACAAAACGCTCGGCACCGTGTGTACGCAATGCACGACTCAGGCCCCAATTCTTATTCTCAGTCAAGGCACGTTGCATATGCTTTTGCATACGACGGGTCAATGTCTTACGCACATTACCTGCAAAACACATAGCAGTCAGACCGACATAAGTATCCTGAGTAACTACATCTTGGATATAGTACAGGACCTGATTACGATCTGTTCTGCGTTTACGTGTTGCTTTCTGACTGTTCATAGATGTATTATACACCCAGATCCATTTAATGTCAAGGCCTTAACCTATCAATTTTTGCAACTATTAGTTTCAACTATTAGTTGGCAAAGTCTCAGTCAGGTATTCGTAGTTGGTAGTGTCTACGTTTTCACGGAAAATGATAGCACCGTTCTTTAGATGGAACCTACGGGCTATATTAGATTTAGGACTCAATGTGACAAATCTAGTGACGCTGGGATATTGTTCCTGTATCCCTTTAACCGCTTGCATCAGTAACTCTGCGCCCTTGCCGCTTTTGTAACTCCAGATAGTGTAGAATATAGCGGTAGTCGGGACAGTAGATGTTTCGTTCAAACCTGCTACATCTTCGGGAACAAAGTCATGGAAGCTGACACATACCATCGCTTCTGGTTGCTCTTGTTCATCGGTCAGTGCAGCGACAACTCTGCCGTCGCTTACTCTAAAATCTGTAGGTATCTCAGGACGAACAGGATCGTCTTTGATGAAACTCAATAGTGCGTGTGATAGGTCTGTGATGAATTGAAACATGATAACGTTATTTATGCGTATATTATAAAAACAGTATTTTTGTCCACAAAAATAGGACCCGAAGGTCCTATTTTCTTTTAGCGATATTACATCGTTGGCCCATTGCCATTACGAAATCCAACACTACCGCCTTCTGCCTCGATGCGTTTGATAACATCTTCAAATAGTATAGGCTTAAAGTCAGTTTGCTCAACACATACACAATGATATCGTGGGTCAATCACTTGTTTAACATATTCACCCACTGCACTTCCAGACTTCATAACTCTAGCTGAGTGTAAGTGTCCGTGAATGTTGACACCAAAGCGACCTAACGATTCAGTATGAATCGGGATATGACTTAAGATCATTCCATTCATAACATGATATGCGCGTAATTCACGGAAGTACTTACGATATTCACTATCAGGGAAGATATCGTGGTTACCGCGGATCAATACCTTATCACCGTTCAAGCGAGCCATTGTTGGTAATGCTTTACGATTGATAACCACATCACCTAAGTGATAGACTTTATCAGTCGGTCGAACAGTATCATTCCAACGTTTGACCATTTCTTCATCCATCTCTGCTGGATCAGTCCATGGGCGAATCTTTGTCACTCCGTCACTCTCTGTAAATCTACATACTCCAGCATGACCAAAGTGTGTATCACTAACTAAAAATACTGATGGCATATTACTTCCTTGTTTTTCCAATACGTGATTCTTTGTTCCAAGTGTATGCTACTCCATCAGGAGTCTTTCCATCTACTACACTATCAACACCGAATCGTCCTACAATCTCAAACTCGCCACCACTGATGGTTACGAACTCATTGATTAGCTTGGCATATTCCATAGCCAAATCTAATGATAAAAATTCTTGTTCTTGTTCTTTTGTCTTTACTTTATACACTATGCTATCATCCAATCTATATCTTCTTCTACCTGTATACTTTCATCACCGTCGTGGTCTACTACACGGAATTTTTTACCTTCTTCTATCCATTCTACACACAAATTATTCAATCCACCTGTATATATGCCAGGATACTTCAATTCTACATAAGTAGCCAATTCATCATACTGTCCCTTCTCTACAAGTTTTACTATTGCAGGGTCGAACAATATCTCTGGATAGTCTTGATTCCATGTGTACCATCCAGCACCAAAGTCAGGGCTGTACAATACTGCTACTTTTCCGTTTTCGCTTAATTTACGCATAGACATAGTATATCACTTTCACCATTAGTTGTCAAGATATGGCAATGCCCGGACGAACCGGGCATTGCTTGAATCATTGGCTGTCACACCAAATCGTAGCGTTCCTTCATCACAGCCTTAAGCATGATAGCTTCTGGACTGAATGCGTCTGGGTCTGCACCCAACACACTTGCAGCGATTGCTGGACTGAATCCTGACACAAGAGCGGTACCACCCTTGTCAAACTTGACTGGAGCGTTTCCGCTGCTGTTCAAGTTCCAGAAAACTACCTTAGGCAAATCGTAACCTGTAGCAGCATACTTACGTGCGATCATTTCCATTGCACTGTCATCATACTTAACGCAAGCGTTAAATTGCATGTCGCTGAAAATCATCAATGTCTCTGGCATTTCTGCTTGTGAGACCTTGTTCTTGACAGCGGTGTCAAGGATTTGAGTGAACGCACCATGTAGGTTTGTACTCATGCCCCAATCAGAACTGACCATTTGGTCAATCTTCTTGTTGATAGGCCCCTTGAGGTTCATCAACTTTGGCTTGTCGCTGAAAGTCAAGAAACAGTCCTTGAACTTACCCTTGTTCTTATCAGCAAAATACAATCCCAAACTAACTGCGATTTCTAGGCAAGTAGTGTCACCCTTTGTGCCAGCCTTGCTGGTCATAGAGCCACTAACGTCAACTAGAGGCAACACGCTACTGTCACCGACATAGTTAGGCAATGCATTCCATTGTGCCTCGATAGCATCCAACTCGGTCATAGACCAAGTTAATGCTGAACCATATCCAGTGATACGGCCCTTCAACACATCGTGTGGGAAGATTGCGTTAGCATTGATCTTCACACCTGCCTCGCCCTTGACCAACTTGTTGATGTACTCAGCATAAGTTGTACCATGACGACCGAAAGCCTTCTTGTAACGACTATGCGCTACACTTGGAACGTGACTGTAGTTGATATTATCCCAGCTGTTCGCACACATCTGTGTTTCAACAACGGTAGTCATACCAACTAATGTCTTACGGTATTGCTTTGGAGTCATACCATAGAATTCACGGATCTCAGCCGCGATCTTGCCCTTACGTGGAGTCCACTTAGCAGCAAGACCATTACTTTGACGCAAGTAGTCACCAAGCAAAGTGTAGGCATTAGCCTTCATATCGCTGGTTTGGAAAACTAGCAAATCGTCAAAACGACCAAGTTCTGGCACCTTAGACATAAGACGAACAGCATCAGCTGGGTTAGTCTTTTCCAAGTGCAACATGACTTGACGGAACAATTCACGTTCACCTGCACCACCACGAACATCACGTGCCCATTGGACGATACGCAATGCTAGGTCTGCATTTTCTACATAAGCCGCTGTGAATTGCGGGATGATGTTCTTACCACGGCTTGCACCGATGTTATAGAACAAATCAACACATGCGTTAGCGGTTGATTGACGAGCCTTCATACCGTTAGCGGTACGAGCCTCTTGGTTTAAAATTGCGTTTGCGAATTGCATAGTTTTCTCCTTTCTGTGTGTATTGTATGCAACAGGATGCTTTTTGCTTTTTTTCAATAAAAGTTTTAAATTTGCTGGAAGCATCCTAAATATAAAAAATAACAGGATAGTTGTCTACTTTTTGTTTTTATTGAGGAGACTTATCGAAACTCCTCTAGAAATACGATCCTTGCTTACGCATTGTTACCAACCTTCAACGCCCTTTCAGGCTCCAGCTAATAACAGAGAAAGTAAATCAGCCTATAGTAATATAGTGTTGCTGAACCTATCCTTTAATCTTTCAATACGTGTATTATACAACAAAATGTCTTTGTTGTAAACACGTTTTGGGTAACGATTACCTTTTTACTTTTCTGAGATATTCACGACCTACATAGCCTTTCTCGATCTCTTGTAGTGCTGTGACCACGTGGCCTGCATTTGTCGTGATTTTTGACTTATGGCCTTTGCGTAATTCTCGCACACGCAATGCGGCGATGATTACCAAATCAAAACGATTACCAACCATATCAACTGCCTCTTGGCTAGTATATCTTGCTCTGCTTTCGGTCATTACTATCTCCTGTGGTTAAAATCTTTGGAGCGGGTAATCGGGTTCGAACCGATGACCTTTTGCTTGGCAAGCAAATGTACTACCAACTGTACTATACCCGCTTTTGTTTGGTACCTCGTTGGAGAATTGAACTCCCGTATCCACCGTGTAAGGATGGCGTTCTACCATTAAACTACCGAGGCAATATTCTTACTGTGTCCTTTGAATCAGATGATAGCCAAACTGTGTTTGTACAGGGCCACTCACTTGACCAACATCACTACCAAACGCAACATCTTCAAACGGCTTTACCATCTGTCCACGACTGAACATTCCCAAATCTCCACCATTCTGTCCACTCGGACACTTGCTGTGAAGTTTTGCTAATGCACTGAAATCTTCACCTAGATTGATTTTCTCTCTCAAGGTTACTGCTGTATTCAATGAATCTACTAAAATAT